ATCGCGAGCAACCTGATTCTGTCCGCCAAATCCAATGGCCAATACGCGGCGTGGAGCCGGGCCGGTGTGCAACCGCTGCTGTTGCTCGATGACGGCTGGGCGGAAACCAACCGGATCAATGGCGACCTTGTTTGGCAGACGAACAATAACAAGTGGCCCACCAACTTCATTGACTTCGCGCACGCGCAGGGCTGGGGCGTCATTGGCTACATTGACGACGGCAACGTCACCACGCGCAGCGGTGAAATGCCGGGAAGCGGTCCTTACATCGAGCGGGACGTGCAACGGCTCGTGAACCTGGGCTTTGATGGAATGAAAGGGGACATCGACACCGCCGGCCCGACGCTGTGGTATCGCGCCGCCGCCACGCTGGACACCAACCGGCTGGCCAAAACGTTTTACCGGTTTGGCTCGTGGTCTCCTACGCTCGGCGCGCCGCCCGCGCGGATGCGCACGATCGTGAACGCGCTGCGTGGCGTGACAGACGGCGATTTAAGTTCCTTCGCGAACCTCATTGGCTGGTCGGATAACGCCGCCACCAACGGGCTGCTGAATGATCCGATTTCCGATTTAGACACGGTTTACTTTGCGGGGACCGGCGCGCAGTCCAATGACATCGGGTTGAAAGCCCACCTGATTCTAATTGCCATGTTTTCCAGTCCCATGTTGTGGGGCGTTGGCGATCCCAACGGTGTGATTCTGCCGTCGCTGAGCGGCTTCAGTTACACCACCAACGAGGACATGCTGGCGTGTCAGGCCGAGGCTTACCCGGTTACGCGCGTGCTCACTACCAACGGCACGGACGTTTACGTAAAGGCCAGCGGTGGTCCCAACGGTCCCAATTATTACATGGCCATTATCAACCGGGACCGCACCACGAACGTTACGGTTACGCTGAACTTCACCAATGCGCTGCTGTCTTACCTGCCGCTCAGTCAGGGCACGTATTCCGTTTACGACTGTGTCAGCAATCAGTGGGTGGCCATGTATCCCGGCGCGGATTTCACTTACACGCTGGGTGCGTCCGGCGGCAAGAATTCGGAATCGGCGCTTTTCAAATTGTATCCGGGTCCGGTGCCGCGCGTGTTCACCAATACGATTTACCTGGGCTCCACCAATTACCAATACGTCATTTCCAACGGCATGGTGCTCCCGCTGTTCACGCGCGTTCCCTGGGCGAATGCGGTTTCCAATTATTGCACGGTGGCCGGTATCACCGATCCGCAGGAGATTGCGGACATTCAGCAGGTGTATGACGAGCTGAACACGCCTTACCTGGGCGTGATTCCCTATACGAACCTGGATGACTTCTATGTGGTGCCGGACGCCACGAGCAACGCGTGCTCGCTTTCATTCAAGAATCTGCGGCGCATCACCTGGACCGGCGCGCCCACGTTCAACGCCACCACCGGCATGGGTGGTGACGGCACCAACGTGTCCGGCGATTTGGGCTACGCGCCCACCAACACCGGCGTTTACAAACAGGACTCGGCGCACATTTACATTTATTCGGCCAGCCAGACTGTGGCCGGACAGACGCCCGCCGCCATGTGGTTCATGTCTTCCATGAACGGCGGCGGCACGGTGCGCGTGGGGTTGTATAATGACGGCGGCGGAAACCTGCTCGCGTGTGGTCCGGATAACAACGATTGCACGTCCGGCGATGGCGTGAGCGGAGATTTTCGCGGCCCGCTGTGCGCAACGCGCACGGGCTCCACCACCGGCGCGGCCAGCGTGCGCGGCAGCTACGCGGCGCTGACCACCACGGCGTCGTCCGGCCTGCCCGATGCCAACTTCACTTTGTTCGGCCGGAAGTTCACCGGCTTTACCGACGATCAGCGTTCCAATATCCGCGTGCTGTGGGTGTCCACCGGCGGCGCGTGGTCGCGCGCGCAGCTGCTGAATTACAACGCCATTATTAACCGTTACCAAGCAAACCGGCATCGCAAGGTTCCATGATCCTGTTGCTCGCCAGCCTAATCACGTTGAGCTGGAAACATCCGCAACCCGAGCGGGTGTTTTACCGCGTTTACGAGCAGACGGTGGCCGCGCCGAAGCCGTATTGGGCAAATGCCAACGGCGTGATTGTCCTGCGGTGTGACGTGGTGACGACGGCGTGGCTGACAAACGGGTGGAAGTTGGTGGGCTCCACGCCGAACACACATTTTGCAATGACCAATGCAAACGATGGGCTGCTCCACGCCTTCACGGTGACGGCGGTGGACTGGGAAACGTTAATCGAATCCGGACCCGCAACCAAATGAGCAATGTTGAACGCACTGGAAAAGGTTTCCGCTTCACGCCGTCCATTTCTTTTGACGGCGTGGCGATCATTGTCGGTTTGATTCTGGCCGCCGTCTGGTTTGGCCAGCTGAAGCAAAAGGTGGATGCCACCGCGGATACCGTGGCCCGGCATTCCGAAGAACTGAAAACGCTGAATGAAACCACGGCCCGCATCGCGGCGCACGTGGAAGAACGCAAACGCAACCAACCATGAACCAGGACCAATTTTTATCTGCCGTCCGCACCGTCCTTAAAATCGCGGGCTCCGCTTTGGCCACGCACGGCGCAACCAAGGCGGCCAGCATCGTGAACAGTGAAGACGTAATCGGCCTCGTGCTGCTGATTGCGGCGGCGGCCTGGAGCCACTTCGCGCACAAGTCCGACCCGCCCACCGCGCCGCCCATGCCCAGCGTGGGGACCACCGGCAGCGTGCTTGGTGTTTTGCTTTTGCTCGCGGTGTGGTCCAGCGGCTGCGCTTACGTGCGCTCCGTGACGGACAAAACCACGGACGGCAAGGGCATCACGAGTGAACGCACGGTGGTGCGCGCTTACACGCTCTTCGATTCGCAATCGCAGCTGACCAAATTCCGCAACACCACCGGCGGCCCGACCAGCAACGCGTGGGTTTCCGGAACGTCCATCGGCACGCTGAACGAGTCCGCCAGCTCCACCAACCTGAATACGTTGGTTGGGGACGTGGTGGGCGCGGCGGTGGGTGCGGCCGTCAAATCCGCGGCTCCGGTTCCCAAATAATGCCTGCTTCCGACGTCATCACGGACCGTTACCCCGCGCTGATCGATCAGGGCGATGATTCTTTCCTTGGCGTGGACATGCGGGACCCGCGCACGCTGCCGGAAAGTTTCCTGAACGATGCGCGCAATCTGCGCTTCTACGATTTCATTCCGCAGACGCGCAAGTGCGTGTTCAAGCCCGCCTGGGCGAACCGCGTGGACGCGTCCGCGTCCATGAAAGTGAATTCGTGGGGCGCGGTTTACGGCTCCGGCGTGTTCCGCGATCCCAGCTCCACGGAATGGGAAGTGGTGGCGGCGGACGGTTTGATTTGGCGGTCGCGTCCGAACAATCAGCCGGTGTCCATTCCCATCCCCAACGGCGTCACCATCAAAGGCAATTGCACGTTCGTGCAAGCGTTCAGCAATCTGTATTGCTTCCGCGGCCAGTATCTCGCGCCGCTGAGAATGGCGGACTTTGACAACGGGTTCCTGGACGTGGTGGCGCACTGGTCCTCGGGCAGCAGTTACGCCGTCGGCGCTGAAGTGGCATACGGTCCGTTCATCTCCGTGGCGTCCATTACGCGGGTGAGCACCACCGCCACGGTGACGACCACGGACCCGCACGGATATATTTCCGGCGCTGACATTACGCACAGCGGCGCGGCACAAACGGAATACAACGTGCGCGCGCCGATTACGGTGGTGGATGATTCCACCTACACGTATCCGGTGAGCGGCACGCCCGCCACGCCTGCGACCGGCACCATCACCGCGTCCAATTTTGCTTACTACTGGAAAGCGCTCGGCACGCTGATTACGCTCACGTCACTTACCAGCGCTGCCACCACGGCCACGGCCACGAAGAACAATCACGGATTCACCACCGGCCAGACCGTCACCATCGCGGGCGCAACGCAGACGGAATACAACGGCACTTACACGATTACGGTGACGGGCGTTAACACGTTCACTTACACGTTTGCCGGTTCCGGCACGTCGCCCGCCACGGGCACCATTACGGCGCGCAATTCCTTGACGCTGGCCGGGCAGTCTCCGGATTCCAACCCCGAAGCCTGGAGCCGCGTTTACAACATTCTGCCGAATGCGGACAACGCGCTTTACGTCAATAACCGCCTGCTCGTGCCCACGGCTTTTGAGCCCAGCAGCGCGGACAATTACGCCACGTTCAGCGGGCTTACGTTGAAGAAGAAAGATTACATCGTGGCGACCGATTACCTGGATGACATTCATTTTGATTTTTCAAATGAATTCCGCATCAACCAGGGAAGCGAAGACGAAATCGTTGACCTGCTGAAATTCAACGAAGACACGGTGATTGTGTTTAAGGGCCGCTCCTGGGGCGTGCTTTCCAATGTGGGCTTCGATTTGTCCAATCTGTCCCTGGACTTCCGCTCGCAATCCTACGGGCTGGCGGCGCGCGGCGCGGCCACGCTGGCGGGGCAGGACGTTCTGTTTATGTCCAGCAAGCGCGGCGTGGTGAGCATCCGGCAAACGGAGCAGGGGAAGCTTGTCAGCATCGACGTGCCGCTGTCCGCGCCGATCCAGAAATTGGTTGACCGCATCAACTGGGCATACGCGGATCAAATCCGGCTGGAGAACTGGAACAGCTGCTTATACGCGGCCGTGCCGCTGGACTCCACCGCCACCCAAAACAATTGCATCCTCGTCCACGATTTTGTTTCCGCTTCCCGGCTGCCCGGCGGCGGGTGGGTTGGGCGCGATGACGGCGCGGCCATCGTCCCCAAAGAATTGTTCAAGATGCAAGTGAACGGCACCGAGCGGCTGCTGTTCCTGGGCAATGACGGTTACGTGAGTTTGATGGAAGAAAGCGATTTTGGGGATCAGGTGGGGTCCAGCTCCAGCAGCACCGGGCTTGCGCTCACCGAAGTCAGCACCTACGCGCTGAGCCGCGCTTATTTCAAAGCGGACAAGGGGCAGGCGCGCGCCGTGGAAATGGCGGTGGTGCTGCAAACCTGGAACCCCAAATACACGCTGAACTTCATTTCCGCCGGTCCGGCCAAAACCAAGAACGTGGCCACGGATTCCACGCGCAGCCGCACGCACTATTACCGGCCGTTCGATGCAGCGGCCTGGGTGAGCACCAACGTGAACAATGATTTTGCCACGCCGGACCGGGAAGACTACAGCGTCGTGATTCCCAACGGCGGCCTGAAGTTGGGCAGCGGCGTGGTGCTCAATTATTTTCAGGAGTCCATCGAAACTTTCCGCATTTCCAACCGGCAATCGCGCAGCTTCCAAATCGAACTGAGCAACACGCAAGGGCGCGTGAAGCTCCAGGCGCTGCGCGCGGCGGCCGGTCGCGGCACGATTGAGAAAGGCGTTTTGACGTGAGCACCATTTCCGTAAGCCTCGTTCCCGGCTACCAGTTTCCCACGGACGGCAGCGTGGCGGTTACCTATGCGCTGCTGAACCAGCTGGGCACGCCCACGATTAACCTCACCGGCGCGATCGGCACGCTGGCGCTGGCGGATGGCAGCGTGACGACTGCCAAGCTGGCGGACAATGCGCTGGCGGCCAGCGCCACCGGGCGCGGCAAGCTACAGGATGGCTTTTTCAGCGCGGACGCCACGGGCCGCGCGAAGTTTGCCGCCGGTTTCTACGGGGCCGGTGATGCCACGAGCTTGGCGCTCTTTGGCGATGGCATTTGGACGCCCGTTAAGCTGGCGGAATCCACGCGCCAGGATGTTCACCAATACGCGACCGGCACGCAGACCGCTGGCGTTTACGCCGTCACGCTCACGCCTGCCGCCACCGCTTACACGGCGGGCATGGTGGTGCGTTTCAAAGCGGACACGGCCAGCACGGGCGCGACCGATATCAACGTCAACGGCCTGGGCGCTAAGAATATTTTCCGCGACGTCACGGCGGAACTGAACGCCAACGACATTCTGGCCAATGAAGTGGTGACGCTGGTTTACGACGGCACCAACTTCCAATTTTTCTCCACCAAAACCGCCAACTTCACGAGCGCGGAACAGAACGTTTCGCAGAACACCGCCACGATTGCCGTGGCGCACAGCCTGGGCGTGGTGCCCACGCGCGTGCGGTGGGTGCTCGTGTGCAAAACCGGTGAGCTGGGTTACACCGCCGGGGACGAAGTGGACGTGTCCGGCGCAACGGACAGCGGCAACAATGGCCCGCATATGTGCCAGGGTGCGAACGCGACCAACGTGTTCCTCGTCATCCGCAATAACGCCAACATTCAGCTGTTCAATTATTCCACCCAGGCCGCGACTACCATCACGGCCGGAAACTGGAAGTTCAAAGCCTACGCATGGAAGTAGCCGCGCATATGACGCACGCCGAAGCGTTGCTGGAAGAACTGATCGCATTTTGCCGGGATCAGGGCGCGCCGTGCTTCGTGGGTTGGCCGGAAAATATTTTGCGGGAATACCTGCTGTTCCACCACGCCAACGGGAGCCTCGCGTTTGTGCGGCGCGCCGGGCGCGTCATCGGGCTGGCCGTGGGCTGGCAGTGCAACGGCACGGAGCTGGAGAAGCATTGGCAAACGTGGAACTGGGCGGGCGACACGTTCCTTTTTTCCCAGGTGGTTTGTGCGGAGCCGGGCGCGTTGAAAATTCTGGTTCGGGAATTTCAAACGCGGGTGCCGTTCTGGCGGCATCTCACGCTCGTCGCGCGGCGGTTCAAGCGCGGCAAGCTGGTTACGTATCCGGCGAAGTTCATTGAACGGATGGCGGCATGAAACTGAATCCGAAATTTTTTGAAGCGGCGGCGGCGCTGATCCTGGAGCGCGTGCGCGCGGAATTCCCCGCCTGCGCGGGCGCGGTGAACATTGACGCCAACATGCCGAAGGACCGTTCCCTTTCGGACGAATACGCGAAGACGCTGAGCGCGCAAATCGGGATCGCGCCCAACCTCTTTGCCAGCGAGGCGCAGTTCCAGCCGCAATACACCGGGCTGGCGCTGAAAAATTTTGAAACGCTGCTCGGCGGTTCGCCGGAATACAATTACGACACGCAGACGTTTACGCCCGCCGTTTACAAGGTGGGCAGCCAATATAAATACGGGAAGATTCCGCCGGGCGTTCAGGGCACGATTGATTATCCGCAGCTGCCGGATTCCCGCGGCGGTGGTGGTGGTGGCGGCGGCGGCGGTTCTTTTCCGGGTATGCCCGGTATGGGTGGCGGTGGTGGGATTCCCGGGATCGGCGGCGGCCTGCCGGGTATGGGCGGCGGTGGTGGCGGCGGCCTGCCCGGAATGCCCGGTGGCGGCGGGCTCCCTGGGCTTGGCGGTGGTGGTGGTGGTGGATTGCCTGGGCTGGGTGGAATGTTCGGTGGTGGCGGCGGCAAACGCCGCGTGCTGGTTTCACCGTCCAGCTATTCCACGCAAACGCACACGGTGGCGGCCCAGCGCGGCTTGCTGGATATTCTGAACAGCTACGCGCCGCAGCTCAAAGCGGATTACCGGAGCGCCAACCCGGAAGCAACGGCCATCCTGGACAAGCTGAACCAGCAAGCCACGTCCGATTTGGATCTCGGCAACACCTTGAACCCGGACCAAAACCGGCTCGTGGAACAGGCGGTGCGCGCGGGGCAGGCATCGCGCGGAATGGGCTTCGGTCCGGCGGACATCTACGGGGAGACGTTGCAGAAATCCGCGTTTGGCCAGGACCTGCTGAACCAGCGCCGCTCGTTCGCGTCCAGTGTGCTCGGCATGGATCAGAACGTTTACGGCCAGCTCTTCGCCAACCTGTTGAACATGGGTTTGAGCCCGAACCAATCGCGCACTGGCGGGCCGGGCTTGTTCAACGTGGAAAGTCCGTATGCCCAGGACGTGTATAACACCAATTACAATGCGGCGGCCAGTTCCGCCATTTCGCACGCGAACAATATGAATGCGCTGATCGGTGCCGGAATTTCCGCGCTTGGAAATCTCGGCGGCGGCGCGCTGGGACTCATTTAAGATTATGCCTTACGCACCCGCAGTTCAGGATCGTGGCGCGGATTACCTGTTTCAGGGGATCAGCAGCGCCGGGAACGCGCTTGGCCGCACGCTGGATTATTTGAGCCAGCGCCGGGAAGCGGAACAGGACGAGGACAAGCAGCGCGCGCGCAAGTTCAAGGCGCTCGTGGATTACGCGGACACCACCGGAATCATGTCCAAGGACAAGGCGATGACCATGAGCGTCGACAGCCTGGAAGGCGCGGTGCAAGGCTACGCGGCCAAGCAGAAATTTGACGCGGACGCGCTGCGCTTGAAACAGGCGCAGCAGGCGGACGCGGACCGCGCGGCGCTGATTAACTTCGCGCGCGATTACGCCACGGGCGATCGCGGCGCGGTGGCCAATGCACTGGCGCAATTTGGAACCGCTGCCGCGCAAGGGAACCTGGGCGCGTTGCCGGACAGCGTGGGCGCGTTCACCGACGCCACGGCTCCGGCGAACCGTTTGAATTTTGCGCTCGCGCAGAATCCGGCCGCGTTTGCTTCGCCGCAGTTTGATAACAGCCTTTCCGCGCTCCAGCGTTACGGCGGTGCCACCGGTGAGCCGCTCCAAACCCAGGACGTGCCGGGCACGGACATGACGGCGGTGTGGACGGGCAAGAACGGCCCGCAGCTGGTTTACAAACGCGGCAGCAACGATGCCGGGCTCGTGCCGCAGCACGACGAGGACGGGAACCTTATGGGCTGGAGCATGACGGACCCGCGCGGGCACGCCCGGTTCTATCCGTTCAAGGGCGATGAAAAGGTGCGGGCCGCCACGGATGACAACGGGAATGTGATTCCCGGTTATTACATCACGCGCGAAGGCAAAACCATGAACACGCAAACGCTCATGGAGAAAAACGGCTTTACCGTGAAGCGCAAGGACGACGGCACCTGGACGCTGGAGCCGATGCAGCGGCCGGAATCCGGCAAGGCAAACGAAGTGATTCGCTTTACCAAGGACGGTAAGCGCGCTGTGTTCGACGCCAACACCAAGAAATTTATCCGGTATGCCAACTGAAGCGCCGCCCACCTGGGACGAGACGGTGGCGGACGCCGCGCCTTCGTGGGATGACACCACGGACGCACCGGCGGCCGTGGCTGCGCCGCCGGACAACTCCCGGTTTTCCACCGTGACGCCGCTGCCGAGCGCCGATGACAATCTGGCGCGTGCGGCGCATGACTTCTACGCGACCCAGGCGCTGCAACTGCCGCAATATCCGGACGTGCCGCAATTGCAGCAAATGGATTCCGGACTGTGGAAGGAATTCCGCCGCTCGCACGTGGGCCGCTTTCTCTTTGGCCCCACCGACGCCGAGCGGTCCCTTATGGAAAAGGGATTGCTGGCCGGTCCGCCCGGCGGCGATCCCGGCATGATCCCGCTGGCGCTCACCGCGCCGAACCCGTTCACGCCCGGACCGGAAACCACGGCGGGCAAATTGTTGCTGGGTTACTTCGTGGCCCAATACGCCAAGGATGAACCCGGGAAGATTGCGGAAATTCAGGACCTTTTTAAAAACGGAGACACGGACGAAGCCTGGAACAAGGTGCTCGGCAATTTGATTGAAACCGGCATGACCGCCGGAGCCGGGCACGGGCTTTACGAAGGCTTCGGCCATCCGTTGGAATCTCCGCACGCTGCGATTGCCCGCGTGCTGCAAGAACACGGCGCGCCGCTGGATCAGGTGGACTTGGAAACCATCGCGCGGCAGGGCGGCCAGCCGATCGTGGAAAACGCCATTATCCCCACGGCAGGCAAAAAGGTTTTGGGGCCGAATGTCCCGCGCAAAATGCAGCGTCCGGTCGTGCCGGAAACTGCGCCGGAGCCGGAACGGCAAATGAGCGCCGTTGAAGAAGTCCGGGCCAAGGGCGCGCGGACGGTGCGGGCCATTCAGGAGCTTTTCCCCAAAGCGGAATTGAGCCGGGAAGAAGCGCGGACGCTGCGTAACGCCGCGTTCCCGGACGATGCGGCCAAGTTTGCCGAGCAGGACGCAGCCGCGCCAACCTGGGAAGAAACGGACGAAACGCCGCCGTCCGTTTACGAGCATCCGCATGACTCCAACGAACCGCAGCCGCTGAGTGAAGCGGAGCAGACTGGCGAACAAGCGGAGCTGGCTAGCTTATACGCCAAGCCCCAGGGGCCGGAGCAGCCCCCGCCCACGCCGGTGAAGGAAGGCTCGGAAATTCCGGACTGGGCCAAGCCGCAGCTGCCGCCGGAACCCGCGCCCAAACAGAAGCCGGTGGTGCCGGAGACTCCGGCCGAGGACCGGGAAACCGCGGTGCAAACCGTGCGCCGTAACAACGCGCGGACTATCCGCCAAATTCAAGAGCTGTTCCCGAAGGCGCAGATGACGCGGGAACAGGCGCGCGGATTGCGCGATGCGGCGTTTCCGCCGGAAGCTCAGCCGGAAGCAGCTAGCGCCAAAACCGCGAATCCGCCCCCATCTCCGGAGCCCAACCCCTCCGCGAAAAGCGCGCCAGCGCCAAACGCAACGTTAACGAATTCCGGCAAAGCGCCCCAAAAACCAGAAAACGCGGAAACCGGCCGGGAAGTCACGCACAGTATGGGCGGCGGTGCGGCGCGCCGATCCGCAGCCCCGGCACCGGCCACGCCGTCCACCGCGCCCACGTCCGCCCGTGCGCCGCTGGAGCCGCGCCGGGTTTCGGAGCTGGTTCAGGCGGTGAATAGCATCCGCGCGAACGTGGCCCCGCAGACGGTGGGACCGCACGCGCGTTACGTGGGCAATGTGCTGCGCCATCTCACGGCCAAGTTTGCGAATGAAATGTTGCGCGCCGAGCACGCGCTCAGTGAATTCCGCGCGGACTTCGATCGCACGCCGCTGGCCAAAGATTACAAGTATGATCCGGCCCAGCCGCTGCCGCGTAATCTGGCGTTCATCGATGCGTATGAAGGCGGGGACCTGCGGCACCTGAGCCCGCGCGAACGCGAAGCCGCTGCCGTGTTCCGCCAGCAAAATCGGGACTGGCTGGACCGCATCCACGCGCTGGGCACCGGCGCGCTGCAACGGTTCATCGAGAATTATTTCCCGCATATGTGGGACAATCCGGAAAAGGCCAAGCAGGTCTTTGCCGCCGTGCTGTCCAAGCGCCCGCTGGAAGGGCCGAAAAGTTTTCTGAAACAGCGCGTTCACCAACTCACGCGCGAAGGCTTGGCCGCCGGGCTCAAACCGGTCCATGATAACCCGGTCGATTTGTGGCTGCTGAAAAAGCGGGAAGTGGAGCGCTACATTTTGGCCCATCAATTCATTAACGAAATGAAGCAGGCCGGGCTGCTGAAGTTCGTTCACGCGTTCCAGAAATCTCCGGACGGCTACACCAAAGTGAACGACCGCGCCTTTGAAGTTTACGGGCCGCCGGTGGTGAAAGTGAAAGAGGCGTTTGACGCCGGAATGCGGGAAGCCACGTTGCAAGTGCTGCGCGACTTGGGCGTCCCGCACGAGCGGCTGGCGCGGCTCGGCGGCCAGCGCTGGGGTTATGCCCGTTATCAGGAAGGCGTCCCCGGCACCGAGCGGATCGTCACCAAGTTCGGCGGCCCGCCGGACGTGTTCTGGCATGAGCTGGGCCACGTGCTCGATAACCGTTACCCGGAACTGCGGGAACGGATGCACAACTGGGCGCTGAATCAAACGCTGGAAAAGGAAATGCACGCGCTGGCGGCGCTGCGTTATGAAGGGGAAACGCCCGGCCCGAGCCAAAAGCGTTACGTGCATTCCGCGCCCGAACGCATGGCCGTCATTCTGCAAGCGTTCGTTCACGCGCCGGAGCGGATGGCGGAAGTTGCGCCCACGGTGAAAAAGGAATTTGAAATCTTCCTGGACCATCACCCGGAGCTGCATCGCATTTACGACATTCGGCCCACGCTACGCCTGGGCACGGCCACGGCGGAAATTCCGGTGGGCGGCCTTGTGAAAATGGGCAGCTACATGATGCCGGACGCCGCGGCGCGCGTGGTGAATAATTATTTGTCGCCCGGGCTGAATCCGCAGTTGTGGTATCGCGGGCTCCGGGAAGTTTCCAATTTGCTGAACGGCGTTCAGCTGGGATTGTCCGCCTTTCACCTGGGCTTCACGTCCCTGGACGCGGCCACGAGCCGGTTGGCCATTGGCATCGAGGACGCCATGCACGGGGATTTTGCCCGCGCCGCCAAAACGGTGGCGAGCGTTCCGTTTTCTCCCGTCACCAACATTATGCGCGGCGCGAAGGTGCGCGCGGAAGTCCTGAACCCCGGCAGCCAAAGCGCGGACATTCAAGCCATCGCCCACGCCCTGGAGCTGGGTGGCGGGCGGGTGGGGCAGGAGAAATTTTGGAGCACGGAATTTACCCGGCGCATGACGCGCGCCTTTCACGAGGCGCGCGATCAGGATGCGCTTTTCGAGGGGTCCGATTTCCGGACGCTGTGGAACGCGCCGTTTGCGTTGTTTGAACAGAGCTTGCGGCCCATCATGGAATACGTGGTGCCGCGCCAGAAGCTGGGCGTGTTTGCGGACATGGCCAAGCGTGAGCTGGAACGGCTCGGCCCGGGCGCTGATCCCGCCGACGTCCGTGAAGCCATGCGCAAGGCGTGGGACAGCGTGGACAACCGCATGGGGCAAATCGTCTATGACAATTTGTTTTACAATCGTTACCTGCGGGACGTCGCGTTGCTGTCCTTCCGCGCCTACGGCTGGCAGCTGGGGAAATACCGGGAAGGACTGGGCGCGGCCGTGGACACCGCGCGCGCGGGCAAGGCGGCGCTGAGCGGCCAGCGGCCGGAATTCACCCACCGCATGGCTTACACCATGGCGCTGCCCATGGTTGTGGGACTGCTGGGCGGGATGGTTCACTGGCTTTACACGCGCCGGATGCCGCGCGGCATGGATTACTTTATGCCGCAGACCGGGGAAACGGACGCCAACGGCAACCCGGTCCGGCTGAACTTTCCCAGCTACGTCAAGGACGTGCTCGCCTATGGCAAACATCCGGTGACGAGCTTCGCCCATTCCTTGAACCCGATGGGCAGCCTCATGTTTGATTTGTTGCAGAACAAAGATTTTTACGACGTCCGCATCCGGAACCCCGATGACCCGCTCCAACAGCAGGGCAGTGAAGTGGCCGCGTGGGCGGCCAAACAGTTTGTGCCCTTCAGCGTGTCCGGCGTGATGAAACTCCGGGACGATGCCGCGCCGCTCCATAAGCAAATCATGCCGTTCTTTGGCATCACGCCGGTGCCGACGCGCATGACCATGAGCCCGGCCCAGGAGCTGGCCGCGGAGTTGATGGCGGAACGCATGGGCGATGCGCCGCTCACGCAAGAACAGTTTGATAAGGGCAAGATGATTAAGGACGCCGTGCGCGGCATCCGGAACGATCAGCCGGAGAAAACCAAGGACTTTGCCGAAGCGATCGCCAACGGGAAGCTGAACCCGGAAGCTGTCCAGGCGATGATTGATCGGTTGAAATACACCCCGTTCCAGTTCCAGGTGTTTCACCTGAACAGCGTGGACGACGCCATGCGCGTGTGGCGTTTGGCCAGCCCGCAGGAGCGGCAGGCGATCCAGCAAATCATGGTGCAAAAAGTTCTGAAATCGGAATCCGCCACCATGACGGACAAGGCGAAGTTTCTGGGGGAGCTGAGCAGCTAGCGCGGGTTCACGTCCGGCACCGGCACCCAGGCGGCGGGCACGTTGGTGCCTTCGGCTTTTATCAGCATCCACGTTTGGCCGCTGGCGCGGTCCAATTTCAGGATGACGCTTTGCCGGTCCGTGAAGATTTCAAAGCGGCCGTGTGTGCGCCCTTCCGAAATAAAGCTTAAGGCGGTGAGCCCGACCGCAAGCACGAGGATGGGGAGCCCAAAAGTGATTACACGGTTGTCCATATTTAGAAGCAAAGTTGCCACGGTTGCGTCGTGGCGGGTTTAGTAGCTTTGAAAACCTGGAGTTTGTTGTAACGGAGTTTGAGGGATCGGCCGGGGCGTTTGCCGGTGAGCACGCGCCAAAGGTGCGCGCGGGAAACGCGGAGCGTGGCGGCGTCCTGGGTTATGTCCTTGAATTCGCTGTCATGCCGCGCGGCCATGGCCGACACCATAACTCGCGCCCGGATACTGGCAAGAATTTTGAAATTAGTATCCAGACAAGTATCCACTGGGAAGTCTGTGTTGGAAGTCGTTGATTTTCCCAGCCGATCCCCGTTTTGGTATCCGGCTTATGAGTCCTCTGCTCTACCCCTGAGCTACTCTGGCATTGTTTGAGAAATTACGTGTTTCGCTTGTGGGCGCAAGCACTTCGGCAATTTCTCTGCGAATAGGCTGGAACGGGCTGGAATAGGCTGGAACGCCTTTTTAGTATCCGCCGTTAGTATCCAGTTAGTATCCGCGTTCATGGTAATTCTCCGTCTGCTGCTTTGTGCGCAGCTTCGATTTTGTCCGCTGCGTTCCGCAGCACGTCCGCCAAGTTTACGAAGCTGTCCATGTCTTCACCCTTCCGCGCTGCATATACCGGTTCAACCAGCTTATCGGGGTGGACTATGACAAGCAAGACGGCTTTTGCATCTGGATCGGCAGTCAGTAGCGCGGCCACTAGGGCGTCCAATTTAAACGGGTGAGTGGGCATAAATTATTTGGGCGCGGGTGCGGAGCTGGGCGGCGGGGTGGGCATGGGCGGGAAGTAGACGATATACACCTGCCCGCAGTGGCAGCGGACTTTGCAAGCGTTAATCCAGCCGGTCGCGGGATCTCGGTAAACGGTGATAATCCGGCGCGGGCTTTCGCATTCAAGTGGGTGCGTGGTCATGGCTTCGCCTTTCTTTTAAATATCACCTGGACCGGCAGCTTTGGATCGGCCTGGGAATCCAGGTAAATAAATTCACGCATCACCCGCTTGCTGGTTTTGCGCGGCAGGTTGGAAACGTAGGTATGCCAGTTCGTGGTTTCCGGCTCGGGAACAATCATGAGAAAGAAGCCGTAGCCCTTCGGCAAACGGTCCTTCAAATACCGGCCATGTGCCTCGGCAATAATTTTTGCGGTGCGCGGGTCCATGTTTATTTCCGTTTCAATTTCACCTGGGTGGGGTCAAGCAAGTAACTGCCGCCACGGCCGCCGAGGTTCTTTATTTCCGTAAAGTCTTCCGGGCTGGCGTGCTTTAACACGCAGGCAAAACACCACGCTTGAAATCGCGGATCGCTTTCCCGCTTGGCGCGCTGAAGCGGGCCGATCCAGATTTTGACGCCGCAACTCTGGCATACGGTTTCGGTCGCGCCGGGCGCAGGGGTCATGGCCATAATTCCAATTTCACGTTGCTTGTGAATCTCAACCGGCGGGCAGACGAGGACGTTGACATCGGGTTCGCTCATTTAATCCAGCCCTTCAGGCGGCAGCATCCGGCGCAGACGGTTTGGAATGTTCTTTTAAACTCTTCGCGGGGCATTTCGTCCGCTTGTAAGCGCGGACCGCACGCGGTGCAAGCAATGATCCCCATGTCGGTTTCCGTGGCTGGGTCAACGCCGTGGACGGGTGCGCCTGCCATGGCGTGAACGCAGACCACGTAACCGGGTTCTGGCAGGGTGTGGAAATCACACAGCACATTCGGGTAATCGCAAACGTGGTAACGCTGAACGCTCATTCTAAAATAATTTTGTGTTCCTGTTTCAGGTGTTCGCGGAATTGCTCCAGCGTCTGCGGCAGTCTGGAAACTTCCATTGCCAGCAGCCCGTGGTGCGCGAGGCAATAGCGGCACAAATAGCCGGACGCAATAACCGGTGAATCTGGGTCCGTTGGGTCCTCCGTGACGCTCACCGGAAGGGGCTCGCGCCAGCGAATGCTCGGCATCTTGCGTTCCAGTTCCGCGTCTGTCATGTGTTCAGTTGGTTTCGCGTAAGACACGGATGCAATTGTGGACGCCCAGCGTGGCTTGGACGGCGCGCGCGGCTATTACTATTTTCTCCGCGTCCCGCAGTTTGCGGCGGTTCGCGGGATCAATTTCCCGCAGGTCCTCAGCGGTGGCGGTAACCAGTTTCATGGCGGCGTCAAAGCGGTTCGCTGCGCCGCATTTCAAACATATGGCGAAGTCCCCAGGGCGTGGCGGGCGCGCCTGGGATAGGTTGTCGCAGCTGTCCACGGCACCGCCGCAGCTGGGGCAAACATCGCGCCGCACAAAATGTGTGCGTTTCATGGCGGTGGCGGTGGCGGGTTGGATTCCCCAGTTTGCTGGGTATTCTGGGCCGCAGAAATGGCCACGGCGTCCAGGAACCAATCGCGCAGGGGCGCGCGCCGGCCGCCGGTGATGGCGGTGGCGTTATTGGCGCGGCCGGCGGCCACGAGCTGATCCCAGGAGACTTGCCCTTTCTTAATGAGCCTTAGGGCCGTGTTGTAATGGCCATCGCAAAGTCCGCGGCACTTGGGCGGATTGTTGCACGGCGGATACAAACATTTGGGTTGGCCGTTTTCAATGCGGTGCCGTCCGGGGCCACGCCCGCGCCGCGCGGCGGGTTTGGGTTCAAGTTCAGTGGTCATAATCAGGCGGCCATACGCGGGCGGCACATGCTGGCGATGTCACGGCATTTCTGGACCACGGCAGTGATGCCGCTTTGCTCGTCCATGAAGAAGTAACAGCCTTTGGGGACTTTGGTTTTAATGGCTTCTTCCAGGCCGTGCTGAATGAAGCGCGTGGCGATGACAAAATCCGTTTTGACGCGGACGCCATTGCGCGGTTTGTCCTTGTCCAGGAACTGCAAGTCGACGGGAATTTCCTGTTCCCGCACTTTGGTTTCAATGTGGCGGAACTGGTCGCCCGTGGGACCCATAATGAGAACGTTGGGCTTCTCCTGCTTTTTGGACGCGGCGGCCAGAATGGACACCGGCGGATTCAGCGGCGCGCCCATATGCACTTCCTTGCCCGCCAGCTGAACGAGCAGCGGCTTCCACGTGTCCACTTCCTTGGTGAGCTTGGTAACCAGCATCGCGGTGAGAGACGCGGCGTCCAGGCGGTTTGTCAGCTCCACGTAGTCCGGCGGGGATTGCGTTTGCACGTGGATGACTTCCGGCGGCGGGTCCTTTTGGTTTACAAACGTCACCCACAGCGTCGCGATGCGCTGCTCCAGCGCGGGCATGGCGGTGACTGATCCAATGGGGCGCTGGCGGTCATCCGGCAGCGCCTGCTTTTGGGCCGCTTCCAGCAGCGCCGTGGTAGGCGCGAACGGGCTGCGCTTGCGTTCTTCAATGAACGCCCGCGCCACGCGGTCGATTTCAATGGCTTCCCACCGAATGCGATCGGTGGCCTTTTGTTCCAATGTTTCGGTGCTCATAATTATCCCATTTTAATGGATTCGATTTCAACTTTGGTAAATCCCATCGCAAACAAGCGGCTCGCGCTTTCGAAGGCAAAGTCAAGCGGGCCGGACATGGACGCGGAGCCGCTTGGCCCCGTGGCGAGGATGGTGTGGGTTGCGTGGGGATCAGCGGCGCGCGGGGCGATCCGCTCGGTGCGTGGTGTGGGTGCGGTCATAGGTTTTTTCTCAGCGGCGGGTTTCCAAGTGCCGATCATTCCTTTTTTGTGAGCGCGCGAAATATGCCCGGCCATCGCGCCGTAGGTGGGGAGTTGCACGCCGCATTCCAGACACTCGTAGGCTTCGGGCTTCTCTTTGCCCTTCGCATGCGCGCGCCGTTTGTGGGTGTTCAGCCCGTGGGCGGAATTGAATTCCCGTGAGCATTCGTCGCATTTGTATTTCTTTGGCATTTCGGTTTCTCCTGTTGGTGTTGTGGTTGGTTCAACTGACTGCGGAATTGTGGCTGGAGCAAGCGCGCCATGGCGGGCGATCCGGTGCTGCAAAAGCGCGTGCTGCGAGGAGAATTTCTTACCGAATTTTCTGCAACCGGGAACGTCGCAGACATAACCGGTGCGTGGAACGTTCAGCGTGTTCAGCGTGAGGGTGCCGGGAGCGGGCGCGGACGGTGCGGGCGGCGCAGGCGGTGCGGGTGTAGGTTCCGGCTTGTTCTCCGAAGCAGGCGGTGCCGCGGGGTGCGGCACCGGTTCAATGGTTTTCTTCGGTGGCGGTTCAGCGAACCGTCCTTCGCCTGCGTGGGTTAAATCTTCAGTGTTTAGAGTCAGGTCCAGGTCCATTGTTGTCTTCTTCCCCTTGTTCGGCTGGGCAGTGCTTATGGTCCGACGCGTCCAGGCACCGCCCCGTTGTCATGCACTGTTCACAAAGGTTCTTGGAACAGTGCTCGCAGTAATCAAACAAATCGTAACCGCGCGTAGATTTCTGGCAGCCTTCGCACTTCATAGCCCCAGCTCCTTTTTGTGTTTCTTCCAGGCGCGATTGACGATGGCGCGTTCAGCGCGGCGCACAAGGCGCTGGGCGTTTGTGCTGGCGCGCGCCAGCTCCGCGTAGGTGTCGCGGATTTCCTTCGGGCTGCATGAATTCAGCACGCAGCCGTCCACCCATTTCCGCAGCTCGTTCAGCGCCTTCACAAGCGTGATATAGCGGGGCAGGCTGTTAACTTTGCTCATAACGCGATGGGCAAAATGTTGCGGGTGTGGTCAAGCAGCGCGTGCCACGCGGGCTTGGATTCTTTCGGCAGCCAGTCAAAGAGCCCGCTGCCGCGCATGTCATCGCCATCGCCATAGGTGCTGCGGATCAGCGCGCCGTCCGTGGTCTGGCCCAACTCGCCCGCGATAATATTGTCTTCCATGCCGTCACTGCGGCGGACCCGGACATAATAGGCGCGTCCGCAGCCTTTGGGTTTCAGCGTGGAAAGGTTCATCGTGCGGCACGCGCGGTGAAGCCACTTATTGAGCAGCGGAAATTCGCCCTTGTCCTGGAACAGTGGGCGCGTGGGCTCGTCCGGCATGGGGAACAGCGCCAGCGCAAAGCCGGTGTTCTGGACCGGCTGAATATTCGCCGCGAGCCAGCGGTGCCAGTGGTTCAGAAAATCCTTGGCGGCCGGATGCAGCAATACGTATGGGTTCTGCCCGTTCTTGTCCCGCTCCACGCGCATCTTCAGGGAGCCGTCACGCGTGGGAAAGATGGTGCCGGGTTTGAGCTTGGCGGGGTTGGTGGGGATTTCCTTCAGCGCCTGGAAGCGGAACAGGTGGCGCGGTTCTTCCGGGCGCAAACCAACGAGCCCGGTCCAGGCCAGCCACGCCCCGGCTACGCGCAAGCGCAGCGTGAGCTGCTCGGCGTTCTGGGATTTGTTCAGCGCGGCTTGGTTGAACGTGTAGGACCAAAACCAGCCGAGCACCTTGTGCCAGTCCTCGTCGGTGTCCGGCTGGAATTCGTGGCAATGCTGGACGGTTTTGGAATCCTGGAATTGCTGCCGCTCAGCAAACGGATTCTTGCTGAGCTTTTCACACGCTACGGCCCAAGCGCACATGCAACTGAGCGCCGCGAGTTGTTTATCCACCGCGCGGTCGCCGGTGCCGCGTCCGCTCTCTTTGCATTGTGAGCGCTTCCAAGTGGCAAACGCCATGTGCTGGCCGGGCGTGACGGCGGCGGCGGGTTTGTTTTCCCACCACGCCATCGCCAAGTCCAGTTCGGCTTCCACGGTGGCGCGCGCGTCCTTATCGCGCGGGTGGCCGGACTCATTGGGCAGGCCAGCGGCTTTCCATTCCGTGGCCAGCGCGCCCAGGGTGATACCGTTTTTTGCGGCGCGGTCCTGAAGGAATTGCTTCCACTCGTCCGGCTTGTTCTGCTTGCCCTTCAGGTGAGCTACGGCGGCGCGGATCGCGGCGTCGTTGTCCACGGCAAGCTTGAATGGTTTTTGTTTTCCGTCCACGGAGATGCGGATAAACCACGGTGTGGCCAGCGCGTCCTGCTCGGTTATTTTGCCGAGCTTGACGTCGCGGACGACGCGCGGGTGTTTGGCTAGGGCGCGTTCAGCTCCCTGAAATTCAAACGTGAGTTTCAACGCGTCACTGAGTTGGGCTGTAGTGCTCATATGCTCAGGTATTACAAAGTATGAATGACGGTTTGACAGTGCGCAAGGAGTTTTGCACAGTTTTTCATATGTCTAAGAAACCATCGGCGGATTATGTTGCGGTCGAGATTCTCGGGAAGCTCCAGAAGTTGTCCCGCCGCCAGTGCGAGCAACTGGCTGAAAGCCTTGAATCACACGCAAAGGCGATCCGGCGTTTTGCAAAATCGCTTCCAGAAGCGCCGCCTTCGCGTCCCCCGGCTGGGAATGGTCATGGGCTTTCTTAATTTCCCGCGCGATGATTTCCCGTGCCGTGGCGTCCACCTGGGTGTCTTCCACATTGTATAAGCGCAGTGTGCGCTCGTAGTCTTCGCGGATCAGCGAAGAAACAAACACGCTGAAGTTGTTACCAAAGCCGCGTAGTTTCATCATGACATTCGCCATTTCTCCTACTCCGGTCGTGTAGCTGACTGTGGTCCGAATTATGTCCTCGGCCACTGCCCCCGTGGCTCGCTTGCCCCCTTTTTTATTTTGTTTTTTTGCTTTCATAAGTTTGTTTGTGGAATGGGGAACACTTGCAGCAACGAGGGTATCGGCCCAGAAAGTGGCGGGCAAGTGAAGTGCGTTTAGAGGGTTATTTTGTGGTGTGTCCTTCGGTTGTATTTTCTTTCGCTTCGCGGTGCTCATTAGTTACTCTTTCCAAATCGGCTGCCCGAGCGCTCCAGCGCTTTGCGGTCGGTGTGGTTACTCTCACCGCCGCCGGGCAGCCCTTTGTTTTTCCGGTGAGAATTTTTCATGGCGTCGGCACTATACCGAGTATGAAATAGTATGCAAGCCGAAAGTGAATATGTTTTCCTTGCCGGTATGAAATAGTATGCAAGGATGGCGGCATGCCTGCGACCGAGAATCTGGGCTACGGTGAACGCCCGAAATTGTTTCGCACCACCATCACGCTCCCCTTTGAGCTGAAAGACTTCATCCTTACCCGCGCCAAAATGTTCAAGCGCGCCGGTGGCGGCCCCAACGTGAGCGCGTATTACGTGGCGCTCACGCGCAAGGATCAGGCCGCCTTTACCAAAGTCCACGGCGCGGGAAAGCGGGGTGACAAATGACAACGCACCTTACGCTGGATCAGGCGATCGAATTTCAGCGCGCGGAAATCGAGCGGGACCTGCGCCGCCAGCGCGCCGCGCGGATCATGGAAACGCTGAGGTTTTGCCCGCTCTGTCATCCGGAGCTGTTCGACGCGTCCCTGGACTTCACGCCCACTCCGCTTTTTTGCCGCGCACACGCGGCGCATTTTTTGGCGCGCTTGGGCGTCCACATGCACCGGGACGAACACAACGCGGCGCAACCTTACGCGCCGCCTCACCTGGAGAATAAGGAATGCGCGTAATTTTTTTGCGGGGTAGCTCAGCGTTCAGAGCAGCCGGGACTAACCGGCAGGCCGCAGGTTCAAATCCTGCCCCCGCATCCCTTCGCCAGCCGAATGCCAGCACGCGGCGCATCGTGATGCGCGGCGCGGCGCGCAAAAGTAGGCTGGCCGTTTTTTTGGCCGCGTCACACCCGGAATGGAAGCTGACATGAATACCGCCGTCGAGATGCACTACACCGCCGCGGAAATCGCGCTGCTGATCCGCAAATGTTCCCGCTACGTGCGGGACAAAATGAAGGAAGGCGCGTTCGGGCCGAACGTTTTTTTCATCGACGGGGAATATGTTGCGCCCGCGTCCGCCGTGAACGCGTTCATCGATCAGCACCGGCTGATCGCGCCGGGCGTGAAAGCACGCAGTGAAGGGGAGCTGCGCCGCAAGCTGGCGGCGCGCGGGGATTTTTGCCACGAGCAGATTGCCACCTGATTCATGGAACCCGAGGAACAGGACAACCAAATTTTGCCGCTGCCCGCGCAGGCCGATTTTTTTGATGACGGTTCGGAAGGCGTGGCGCTGGCGAGCCTAGACAAGCCGGACGCTACCAAGCGTTACACCGGCGTGGAGTTGGAGCGGCGCGTTGCGGTGCGGGATGCGGTGGTGAATTTGTTGGCTCAGGGCGTCGGCATTCAGCGCATTTGCCGCGCGATGCGCGCGCAGGGTGTTCAGATTGGCGAACACTCTGTTATGGCGTTGATGCAACGACGCCCTGATTTGGTAGCAATGGCTAAAAAACAATTGTCCGAACAGCTGGGGCGCATTGTGAAGTTGGCAGCGGACAGCATCGAGCAGCGGTTGATCGAAGGAAAGTTCAAGCCGGGATCAGTTGATTTGGCGGTGTTCATTGACAAAAAGGCTTCGGTGGACGGCGAGGCGAGCATGGTGATTGAGCACCGGCACACGCTGGCCGCCAGCGCCGAGGACTTCCGCCGCCGCCTGGAAGACATGAAGCGGGCGAAGGTGGTGGAGCTGAGCCCGGCAAAGGAGTTGGAAGCCGCTGTAAATGACCCGAAACCCCAATAAAAAGGCATGATTTCAAACCTGGATACCATTCTGGATACTTGCCGGTCGGCAGAGCTGAGCGGACCGACCCCGTTGTCAGCCCGGACCGGTTGGCGCGCCGTCAAATCCACTTTTGGCGGCGCGCCGTTCAATGATGGGGGGGAGGGGGTCCGGAACCCGGGCGGCGGCCGGAGCGCCCGATGGATTCGCCCGAAATTTTAAATCTGCAAAAGGCTCATGAGCGGCAATTACCTGAACTGGGAATCGGTGGTGATGCGGCTGGTTGGAATCAACCGCGCGCGGATGCGGGAGCTTCGCGGCGGGTTGACGGAAGGCGAAGATTTTACGCGCGAAAAAAGGCGCGTGGTTTACACCGACGCGGGCCTGAAAAAAATCCGCGCGCTGCTGAGCCTGCCCGAACAAAAAAACGCGCCTGCCGCAAATGACGCGCAACCGGAGCCCGTCCGGTTGCTGGTGTGGAATCCGCGGCTGAGCAACAAGCGGATGATTCTGGCTTACCGGCCGGGCACTGATCCGCGCTTTGCCGAGAACCTGGTTCGCGTGGCGGTGCGCAGTTCTGAAAATTTTGTGAAGTTTGTAAACGGCGTGCCGATGGAGTTGTGGGCGCGGCGGATTGACGGCGGCGCGCCGGATCATTTCGAGCTGGCCGGGCGCTGCCCCAAACGGAAAGGCCGCTGGTAATGCGCTGCCCTTACTGCAACACGCTCATATATGGGCTCACCGGCTTGCGCGAGGCGGTGAAGTTTCACCGGCACGTCAACCGATGCAAGAACCGGCCGTGCGTGATAACGGCGTGCGACGGCAAGCGGCTTTGGGTGCGGCGGCGCTGGTTCACATTTGAAGAAGCGCTGCGCGTGCGCGCGGAGTCCGGACAGTAATTATGGTGTTCATCAACATTCATGTGAGCGCGATTGATTCGGTGGAGTTTCAATCGGCGGATGACTCCGGGCAAGCCACGTGGCTGAAGCTCATGCGTTTTCTTTGCGGCCAGGAGGATGGCGATCGCGTGCGCGGAGCGGCCAATTGGACGGACCGAACCTGGATGCGCACGTGTGGCGTGTCCCGCAAGGACGTGAACCAAGCGTGCCAGCTCTGGCGGTGGGACGGCCTGGACCTGATTGTGAAATTTTATCCGCACGAGGCGGAAGCTGCCATCAAAGCTAAGCGGAAAGCTGGTAAAGACCGGTGGGCACAGCACGGAGCACAGCCGGGAGCCAAGCTCGGTGGTGAGCAAAAAGGGAATGGGAACTGGAAAGGGGAAAAGGAAAGGAATGTCAGTGTTCCGGTGCTTCCTTTTTCCTCTGCTCCGGCGGATCTCGCAGCCATGCGGGACCAAAACGAATGAACGAATTTTCCGAACTCAAAGACCGCGTGAAGCAAACCGTGGATTTGGCGGATTTCATCGCGCGCGATGGCGTCCGGCTGACCGGCGGGCCGGTGGAATGGAAGGGGCTGTGTCCTTTCCACGAGGAAAAAACCCCGTCCTTCACCGTGAACTCGGCCGAACGGTTCTTCCACTGCTTTGGGTGCGGCGTGAACGGGGACGTTTACGAGTACTCGATGCGGAAGAAGGGCCTGGACTTCGTGAACGCGCTGAAGTTGGTGGCCAATTCGGTGGGCATCTCCGTGCCGGAGCGCCGGATTTACCAGCCGCCGGAAGCGAAGCTGGCCAATGCGCAGGCGCGTTCGGTTTTTGATCCCGAAAAATTCCGCCCCCTCGTCCCCGGCGGGAAAGTGTGGACGTATCTGACGGAAAAGCGCCGCCTGGATGGCGGGTTGCTCACGCAATACAGTGTCGGGGAGACGGTGGACGGCGAAGCTTACGCCTTCGCTTACAAATGGTGGCCGCCGGGGATGGTGCGGAAGGAAGGCACGCGCCCGCGGTTTGAATTTTGCAAGGTGGTGAAGGTGGATCGCGTGGACGGGAAGAAAGTGGAATGGCGGGAGCCGCGCGGCGGGAAAAATATTTTGTTCGGCATGTTTGCTGTGCCGGACGACGCCACCGAGTTGGTGATTGCCGAGGGGGAAATTGATGCCATCACCTGGGCGCAGTATGGATTCCCGGCCGTGAGCGTGCCGGGCGGTGCGGGATACGCGGGCTGGCTGGACATTTGTTGGGAGTGGTTGGAACGCTTCAAAAAAATTCACATCAGTTTCGACGAAGACCGCGCCGGTCGGGCGAAGGTTGTTGAAGTGGTGCAGCGCCTGGGCATGGCGCGCGCCGACATCATCCGCCTGCCAGACCGCGCTGCATGAAGCCTTATTACCAGGACGACCACGTTACCATTTTCCACGGCGATTGCCGGGAAATCATTCCGGCGCTGCCGCGTCCGGATTTGGTGCTGACTGATCCGCCTTACGGTGTGGAAATTCTCCATGACTTCAGCATGGGTCCGCGCGGCGTGGGTAAAATCAAAGTGGACGGGAAGGAATTTCCGCCGGTGCGCGGGAATGACGTGGAGTTTGATCCGCAACATGTGCTCGTGGGGGGGCTCCAAATTCTTTGGGGCGCGAATCATTACGCGCATCGGCTTCCGCACAACGGCCGGTGGCTGATTTGGGACAAGCGTTGTCAAATCATCCCGCCGCGCACGCAAGCCGATTGCGAGTTGGCGTGGTGTTCGGACTATGGCGCGGCGCGGATGTTTTACCACTACTGGGATGGAATGGTGAAGCAGTCCGAACAGGGAATTTCCCGGGAGCATCCCACCCAAAAACCGCTCGCGCTTATGACGTGGTGCATGGGCTTCGCGCCGGACGCGCAGCTCGTGCTCGATCCCTACATGGGCAGCGGCACCACGCTGCGCGCGGTGAAGGACCTGGGGAAGCGCGCCGTGGGAATTGAGATTGAAGAAGCGTATTGCGAAATCGCTGCCCGCCGGATGCGGCAGGAGGTTTTGGCGCTGTGAAATTCAAAGACATTAACGAGTGTTTGCAAGCGGGCGTGGCCGCCGCGGTGATTGCCGCGTGTGTGGCGCAGCCGGAAGTGATCGCGCCGCCAAAGCTGAAATCGATTTACGATTTTGAAACGGAAATTTGGGAGAAGTTCCACCCGGAAGGCACGGAGCAAATGGGCTTGCTGCTGCCCTGGGGCAATCACCACGGCTCGTCGCTGCCGTTCCGGTTCCGCTACGGGGAAGTGACGGTGTGGACGGGCTACAACAAGCACGGCAAATCCGAAGTGCTGAACAATTGTATCGTGGACTTGTGCTGGCAGGGCGATCGCGCGCTGGTTTGCTCCCTGGAAATTCAAGCGCCGGAAACTTACCGCAAGCTGATCCGCATGGCGATGGCGCGCCGGGACGTTTGCGCGAAGGAGGAACGCCCGCAATTCCGCGAGCGGTGTCTGAAACCGCTGGCCCAAAAAATCTGGGTGTATGACCACGTGGGCAACGCGCCGATTACGGACGTGTTGAACGTGATGCTTTACGCGTTCCAGCGTTACGGCTGCCGCCAGTTTGTCCTGGATTCCCTCATGAAGTTCGACGGCCTGGACGGGGAAGGGCAGGAGATTTGGAACAACCAGCGCGCCTTCATGAATTCCCTGCTGCAATTCGCGGCCACGTATGGCGTGCATGTGCATCTCGTGGCGCATTCCAAAAAGCCGGACAAGAAAGGCGAGGCGGCGATCCCGCGGCGTTACGACGTCATGGGCTCCAGTTACATCACGAATCTGGCGTTCAACGTCATCGTGATTTGGCGGAACCGGGCGAAGCAGGACCGGCTCGAGGAAATTTTCCAGCAGCTGGAGGACGCGTGGAGCGCCACGGGCCAGCAAAAAAATATGCCGCCCTGGAAACGGTTGATGGGCGGCCCGCCGGAAAAAACTGCGCCGGAAGCGATCCGGCAATCGTGGCGGGAAATGTTGGATTTCATCGAGACCAAAGTGCCGCCGGAAATCAAACAAGCGTTCCTGGAAACCGTGCCGCTGCATGACGCCTATTTCATTGTGGACGCGCAGCGCGGCGGCGATGGCGACTGCCCGGCGCGGCATCTCTGGTTCCATTACGACAGCTTGCAATTCATTGAAGCCAGCCCGTGGAACCATCGGATGCCGCCGAATGACAAGCGCAAGCGGCCGGTGGCCTACGTGGAAAAGCAGGTCGTGGAAATGGATGAGGAGCTTTAGCCCATGATGGACGAATCAAAGCTGCGGCTGGTGCTGAACGAATTATTTGTGGCGAACCCGAAGCAATACAAAGAGCCGTTGACGCGTGAAACCGTGGACGGCGTGACGACGGTGTATGACGCGGATGGCCGCACGGTGGGAATCTTCGGACCGGGCGCGTGGGCGGCAATTACGGAATGGATCAATGAACGCAAGTGAACTGCTGGACAAGTTGAACCGTGCGGGGGCCACGCTGGAAATCGTGGACGGCAAACCGCGCGTGCGGGGTGTCAAGGTGCCGGACGCGCTCATGGCGGAATTGAAAGCGAACCGTGAAGCCGTGCTCGCGGAATTTGAACGGCGCAAAGCGGAGGATCGCGATCGGTATTGCCGCGTGCCCAGCGCGGACGCGGCCATGCTGGCGCGCGAGCTGGACCTGCCGCCGGACATGAAAGCGGTGGTGTTGAGTTACGCCGTCCGGCAGGGGCCAACCGTGTGCGCGTGGGTGGAGACGCGCGCGCAGGAGTATTTCAGTCAGCTGAACATTCCGGCCATCGATTGCGCGTGGCGCGCGGCCGTTGACCTGATCGCGTGGCAGCGGCAGACGAATCCGCGCGGCGCGGTGGAGTTTGTGGCCGGGCTGGATGAAATGCAGCGGCACCTGCCGCGCAGGCACGATTAAGAATTTTCCGAAGGTCGGGCGGAATGACCAAACCAAAACCCAAAGGAAAATAGTATGCCGTTGTTTGAAGTGGCGCTGATTAAACAGCCCACCAAAAAAGAAGCCGAAGAGGGGGCGCAAGAACAATTGATCCTTGCGCCGTCGCCCGTCATTGCGCGGGACAGTCAGGCCGCCGCCGTCCAGGCGGTGGCGAAGAACGCGGACAAAGTGGGGACGGACCTTTCCCAGGTCCAGGTGCTCGTGCGCCCTTTCGCGTAAGTGGGGTGCGGCACGAAACGCACAATCCGCTGGAAGAACTGCGCCCGCGCCCGCGGCGTTCGGACCTGATCCGCGCGGAGCTGGCGGACGCCACGGACGAACAGGTCGGAAGCGTGTGGGCGTCCGGGCCGGGGAATGTGTGGGGCGGTGTCACCACCACCGGAACAGTGCCGGGCACGATGACGTATTCGGCACTGAACATCAAATGACCAAAACCAAACTGAATCCCGGCCACGGCTACAGCATGGGCGCAACTCACTGGATTACGATCCCGCCCGAAGTGCTGGAGCTGTGGGCCGTGAGTAAGGAAAAACCCAAAATGAATACACGGAATATTGAAATCGTTCCCGTGCTCAATGGCTGGATTTGCTTCATCGGCTGCCAGCGCGTTGTGTTCACGGACAAACAAACCATGTTGCGCGAACTCGGCAAATATTACGCGGACCCGGCGAAGGTCGAACGCGAATACATCGCCAAGCGCGTGAACCGCACGGAGGGTGCGCCGGTTCCGGAAGGCAACATGCTGGTTCCGCCGTCCGTTGCCGCGCAACTGAGGGGCAGCACCACGGAACGCCGTTAAGCCTATGTTCAAATTCCAAGGCGATTGGTTTAACGCGCAATACGTGGTGGCCATGACGCGCGAGGACGCCGTTGTTTACGTTTACGCCCACGATGCCGAGGAGCCGTGGGAATACACGTTTGATGACGAAGACCACGCGCGGGAAGAACTGGACAAAGCGGCGCGTGATTGGGCGACCGCGCTTCAACTCACGCCGCAGTAATGGAACTCACCACGGCAGAAATTTTGGCCGCAGCGAAGGAACTTTGGAAGCCGACGCCGCACCCGTTTCTGCCGTGGTTTTCCGACGATGATCTGCTCCGCGTGCTGGCTGCGCCGGATGGCGCGGAAAAAGTGGCGCGCCTTTACCAGGACCGCGAAGAACGGATTTGGCTGGCGGGGGACAAGGAACCGGACAAGGGCGAGCCGTTCACTTATGGCTTTGAGCTGGAGCACTGGAAGGACGCCGATCGGCTGCTGCGTGATTTTGAATACCTGTATGTGGCGGGCGGCAACCGCGCCAGCAAATCGGAGTGGGCGGCCAAACGGCTGGTTAAGGCGGCGCTGACTTACGGCAATTCCATCATTTGGTGTTTGCAGTCCACGGAGGAAAACAGCCGGGACACGCAGCAAAAGCACATTTGGAAATTTTTGCCGGACGCCATTAAGGCGCTGAATTACCGGAATGATCCGAAGCACGTCTACAAGGTGCGGTGGTCGCTGGCCACGGGCTTTACGGAAGGGCTGCTCGTGCTGCCGAACAAAACGCAAATCGTTTTTAAAACCTACAAGCAGGACCCGGCCGAGCACCAAGGCATCGAGCTGGGCGCGCGCCGGGACAAGGTGGTGCCGGACGTTCCCAACATTGGCGCGTGGGCGGATGAAAACATGACGGTGAAATGGCTGGAGACTTTGAAAACGCGCGTGTCCACGCGCGGCGCGAAGATGCTGTGGACCTATACCGCCATTGACGGGATTACGACCACCATTAAGGAATTTTTGGGAACGCCGAAGACGGTGGAGTCGCGGCCGTCCGAACTGCTGGCCAGCCGCGTGAACATTCCCGGCCTGCCGGTGGGGCACATGCCTTACATTCAGCGGCCCACCACGGCAGGCGGCGCGGTCATTTACTTCTTCACGCAGTGGAATCCGTTTTCCGGCTACGGTGAGAGCGGCGGCGTGAAGCAGTTGTGCGAAGGCAAATCCACCGAATACATCGAACGCAAAGCTTACGGCTTCGCGCGGGATGTGATGAACAAGGCGTTTCCCATGTTTGGGGAATGGAACATCGTCGACCCGAAGCACGTTCCCACCACCGGCACCAATTATATGTTTACGGACCCGGCGGGCGCGCGCAATTGGGCCACGCTTTGGGTGCGCGTGGTGAAGGGTGGCGACCATTACATTTACCGGGACTGGCCGGACGCGCAGACGTATGGCGAGTGGGCTATCCCCAGCGAAGACACGCACCAACCGGACGGCGATCCCGGTGACGCGCAGAAAACTTTGGGCTTCGGCACGGAACAGCTCGCGTCGGAATGGCGCCGCCTGGAAGCCGGTGTTACCGGTGACGGCAAGCGCGAGGAGATTTTCCAACGCTTCATTGATCCGCGCGCGGGCAAGACCGAGCACATTGAAGAACACGGCGGCACGTGTCTCGTGGACAAATTCGCGGCGCTCCAGGAGCCCATGCTTTTTGATTTGGCGAGCGGCGTGGAAAAGAGCGTGGGGCTTACGCACGTCAACACCATGCTTTGGTGGAACCGGGAGCAGCCGCTTTGCCCGGTGCTGAACGCGCCGCGCCTGTATGTGGCCGCGAACTGCAAGCAGGTCATTTGGACCATGAGCAATTACACCGATCGCGGCGGGGAGAAAGGCGGGTGCAAAGACTTCGCGGATCTCGTGCGCTACATGGCGCTGGCCGACTTGCAATACTATGAAAGCAACCAGTTCAAAACCTACAGCCCCGGGAAAGGGTATTGAATGTGGCTGGACTTTTATTTTGCCATCATGGCCGACCCGCCGCTCAAAGGGCAGTGGCACGTGACGCTGCGGCGTGATGGCGAAGCGCTCCTGCTCACGGCAGAGCGGGCCAGCGATGGCCGCCGCGTGGCTCACCGCTGTCTGCTCCTGGAAATCGCCATCGCGCGCGATGCCGGTGTGATTATTGACTCCGCGTTGTCGGAGCTGCGCCGTAAAACTTTTGGTGATGAAAAAGTATGAAGAAACCTAAAACAATTAAGCCGCGTTGGGTGCCCGTGCATGGTTCCACCGAAGCCCTGGAACCGCTGATTAAGGAAACGCTGGACATCGTGCGCAAACTTTCCGAGCACATGCTCACGCGCGACCCGTCCGTGATGCCCGGTGTTCGGCGCAAACGGTTCCGGATTTTGAAATGCACACAGCAACTTTTCGACATGCTGCCGGGCATTGTGAGCAGGGCGGAATTTATGGACTGGACCGGCCTGGACGAGCATGAGCTGCGGGAAGAAGTGCGCGCCGGGCGGATCGTGGTTTACCGGCCGCATCCGCACGGTTACGCCCGTTACTACAAGCATGAGATTGCCCGCCTTACCGGGTGGAAAATGTAGTTGCCAGTGGTAGTATTACAAAGTATGAATTGAGTGCTGGCGGCGGGGTTGCTTCAATAGCGTGCGGGGTGTGCGCGAACACGAGGCGGCCGTCGCCAGCGCGGAATTTATGGCTAAGCCCACCGATTACGAATTGGCCGAAACGCGAATCCAAACGGCCGGGGTTATGCGCTGCTGTTTGGCCACGGTGGGCGACGAGTGGGAAGGGCAGCGCGTGAAAATTGGCGCAGCCAGCGCGTGCAAGCACTGCAAGCAAACGGTCACGCTGATCGATTACCGTGGGCGGCCGGTTTGGTATCCCGATTGGCAGCTGGATGACGAACGCAAACAGGTGAAGCCCACATGAACCGCTGGCGCTGGATCATTGGTGCGCCGCTGCTGCTCATCGTGGCGGTGCTGCTGTCTCCGGTGCTGTTGGTGCTTATTTTCGTACTCGCGTGGGTGGTGTGGCGCGAGCCGGAAGATGACAACATGCCGCCGGATTGATTTATGCCACGAAGACAAGAACACGAAGCGGAATCCATAAAACTATTTGGCCAGCCGTTTACGGAAGTTCACAAATGGCTGGACGAATTCCACGACGTCCCGGGTTGCGGCGGCGTTCAGCACCGGCGGAAGCGCCATCACATGCAAGGCATCATCGAAGCGCGCAAAAAGTGGGGAACGGTGGCCGCGGTGGTGGCGCTGCATCACATCATGCTGGACCTGGAGCAAGTGGGCTGGCCGGAGGATGCGCCGTTCCCCCTGAACGAAGCACATTGTGAAAGGTTGGGGTTGTGGAAAACAAAATAGAAAAAGCATTCCATTACGAGACCGATCCGCCCACGGCGCAGGAATTCGGAATTTGGGACGGCGTGGACAGCTGCTGGATCGGTGACGCGCAGGGGGCGCGGATTTTCGCGCAGGAAGACCACGCGCGCGCGTGCGCCACAATTTTATGCGAGCGGATGCAGCTGCGCGCCAGGTTTCGCGCGGTGCCGTTCGTGCGCGGAAAAAAGAAACATGCCGGAGAATTCACGCCGCCGCTGAGCGCACGCGAAGCGTGGCGGCGGATTGAAGGAAAAGACGACGGTTCCTGGACGACCAAATGAACCAAAGCGCGGATGAAATTCGGTTGATGCGCGTAACCGCGCCGCACTTCTGTGCGGGTGGCGTGATTCTGGACGGACGCGTGACGATCTGCGCGCCGATTATCTCCTACATGAAGGGGTGGAGCGAAGCGCACGTAATGAATTATTGTTTCCGGAAAAGGTGGGCGCTGGAAGTAAACACAACGAACGAAATTTCGGCAGGCGGTTCATCCAACTGGCAAGACCCGGTTCCTAAACCGGAAATGTAGGTTCAAATCCTTCACCTGCCTGCCTCAATTTTTATGAGCCAAATTAAAGCGCCGTGGACGCAAGAACAGGTGGACGCGCTGAACGCGTGGCAGGCGAGTGATTACGTTCACCCGTTCACCTGCGGGAATCGCCACACGCCGGAACACAAGATTTACGCCCAGCAGCACGGGCAGGGCGACCACGGGATTTTGGTTGCCACGCCGGAAGGGTGGAAGTGTCCCGTGTGTGATTACGTCCAGGACTGGGCACACGATTTTATGTTCAGCCCTGCCGCCTGCGATGACATGCGTGCGCTGATTGAAGCCCTGCGCGGTGGGGTGCCGCGGAATTGTGATTTTTGCCAGCAACCGAAACTCGCAGCGGAGTTGCATCCGGAAGAAGCGGGCCAATGGATTTGCAACGATTGTATCGCGAAGGACCCAAAGGCGTATTATGGCAAATGACACGCCACCCGTTAAAAAGCTTTTCCTGGAAGCCGGGACGCTCACGTGGAATGCCGCCGGTAAGCGCGTGTTGATTTGCCCGAAGTGCTGGAAAGGGCTTCGGCGGCGCGCCGCGCTTTACCACTGCCCGCACTGCGCCATTTTGTGGGAAGTGCAAAATTGATGATTCCGGGGCTCACCATCATCACCATTTACGACCACCCGCGCGATTACCCGGATAAGTTCGTGGTGCGCGCCTGCTACGTGAAGGGGTTGGCCAGGAGCTGGGGTGGTTGCCTGTTGGCGGACACGCTGGAAGAAGCGCGGGCAATGATCCCCGCCGGAATGAGTTGCTTTCCGCGGTCGCCCGGAGACGATCCGGTGATTGTGGAGTGTTGGATGTGAAGCGCAGAATTTTCCCGCCAGTGCGCGCAAGTGGCCGCTGATTGATCCGCGCAGTATTGCCCGCATCCGCGCGCGCGCGTTCAAGTGTCCGCAATCGTGGACACTCAGCAAGCCATCGTTCAGGTGTCAGACCGCCCGAAGGTGGGCGACCTGATTACGGAATTCAAACGCAACGGTTCCCAGGGCGATCAGTTCGGCCGCATGATGCGCGCGGAGGATACCCGGCTGGCGCGCTGGGATGGCCAAAGCGAGGACGGGAAGAAACATGCCAAGGACCAACCGGACGGTGACGAGGTTTTTCCCTGGGAAGGCGCTTCCGACGTCCGCAATTACCTTGCCGATTCCGCCATCAACGAAACCGTTTCCCTGCTCTACATGGCGTTTTGGTCCGCGGTGCTGAAAATTTCTCCCGGCCAGCAGAGCGATTTTTCGGACTCGGCCGTCGCCACGGAATTCCTGGACTGGATGGTGCATTTCCAATTGCACCGCCAGCTGGACGTGGAGGTGGAGTTGTCCGCGCAATACATGCACGCGATCGGCGCGACCGGTTTGCATGTCACCTGGGAGCGGGAAATCGGCCGCAAGCTGGTTACGGTGAGGCTGGAGGATTTGGTTGCCATGGCGCAGCAGGCGCAGGCCATGGGTTCCCAACCGCAAACGGCCGCGCAGATTCCGCCGGAGCAACAGCAGCTCGTGACCGTGCTGGCGGCGCTGCCCGGCATGATTGCGGACCCGGCCGTCGAAGACGAGGCGGTGAAGGCCATTCAATACGTGTATGACGAATACGCGCGGCGCAATCTGCCGGACGATCTCCAGGAAAATATTTTGCTGCTGTCCGACAAGCGCGCGCGCGCCGCGGTGAAGGCGCTGCGCAAGGGTGAGCCCGCGGAATTCCCGATGCCTTACCTTTGCAAGAACCAGCCGCGCATTTCCGCGCTGAAGCCTTACCGCGACATGGTGCTGCCGGTGGAAGTGGGCGCGATTGAAGATGCGCCGGTCGTGTTCGTGCGCGCGCTGTTTACCGAGGCGCAGCTCCGGAAAATGGCGCTGTCCGATGGCTGGGATGCGGACTGGATCGAGCAGGCCGTCAAAACCAAAGGCAAATTTTCCACGTGGCAGCTGAACAATCCTTACTCGCAATACGGCACCTGGAGCTGGCGCGCGGTGGACAACCGCTCGTGGCTGATTGAAGTCGTCTATGCGTATTACAAGCAGGTGGACGAGGACGGCGTGACGCAATGCCAGTTCACCGTGTTCTCGCCGCATCTCACGCAGAACCCGGCCGCGCCGGACGTGAAACAGGATTTTGCCGCCAAGTTTGGCATCCTGAATTATCCGCGCGCGGAATACCCGGTGATTCTGGGGCGGCGCGAACGCTTCGATCGTTCGTGGCTGGCCACGCGCGGGCTCGCGGAGATTTTGCAGACCGATCAGAACGTGGAAAAGGCGATGGTGGATAACATTGTGGATCTCGCCGGCATTTCCACCGTGCCGCCGCTGAACGTGCCGAAGGGCGTGAGCCAGCGCTACAAAATTGGCCCGGCCGTGCAAAATGAATACGTGCCCGGCCGCGAGGCGAAGTTCATGGAAATTCCCACGAGCGGCGCGGCCCCGGCGGTGGAAGTGATTGAAATGGTGCGCAAGAAAATGGCGCGTTACTGCGGGCTCTTCGATGAGACCATGCCGCCGCAGTTGTCCGTCATCATGCAGCAGCCCGCCGTGAAAAAGTTTTTAATCATGTGGGGCGAGGCGCTGCAAATGGCTTACGAGCTGAGCGTGAAGTTTGCGCCGGAAACGATTGAAAAAGTGACGGGCACCGCGCCGAGCCAGAACGTGGATGATTTTCACTACGTCATGCACTTCGATGCCACCCAGCTCCAGCCGGAGTTGATGGAAGCCAAACTGTCCGCCCTGGAGCAGACGGCCGCCAATGACGTGACGGGCACCATCGATCGCGCCGCGCTCACGCAGATGCGCGCGCAGATGATTGACCCGGGCATCGCCAAGAACATCGTGATCGGCAAGGGGCAGGCCAGTGTCCAAATCAAAAAGGACGTTATGAACGACCTGCTGCAAATGTTCAGCGGCAACGAAGTGGTTTATAGCGATGCCAGCAATGACCCGGCCGCGCCGACCAAATTGCAGATGGCCCAGGAGACGTTGACGGCGAACCCGCGTTATATGTCCAGCCTCGATCCCAAGGTGGCGGCGGAAATCTTCGGCCCGCAGGTGGGCGCGCAGCTGGCGCAGATGCACGCGCAGGGGATGGGCCAGCCGGATCAGCACGCGAGCAGTTTGGTGCTGAATTATTTTAAGAATCTCCAGCAGGGCGTGAATCAACAGCAGAACAAGCTGGTCGGGCGCACGGGGGTGAAACAGTTGACGCAATAAGATGACCCGCTTGCTTGCGCAAGCGGGTCGGCTCTTTAAGGCCGGAGTTGGTGACTCGCGGTGAGCGTTTGCAACCGCTCGCCAGAAAATCTAAGTATGACCGAACCCGAAGTAAAGGCCGCGTTTGCGGCGTTTGATCCCACGCACCCGTTTTACCGGGCCGTGCTCCAGCTCATGGACGACGCCATCGTGACGGAGCAGGACAACGTGACGATTCCGCACATCACCGATGGCGGCCGTCATTTCAATGCGGGCCGCTTGGCCCAGGCGAAGGATTTCCGCGGGGTGTTTCTGGGTGTGCATCAACAGGCGCTCGTGGAGCAGGCCCGGGAGCAGCGGAAAGCGGAGCTGGCCACGGCGCGCGCCGCTTAATTTTTCCGGCGATCCTGGAACAGCAGGTCGCACAGGTTGGCCAGCAGGCTTGGCGTGATGCAGTGCTCGGGGTTGGCGTCGGATTTCATGAGTTTGACCGCGCACGCGGGGCAAATCTTCTTCGCCAGTAGATTGTTTTCAAAGAAACAGACTGGCTTGCCGCAGCTAGAGCAATTCGTAATGTGGCCGCCCGGATGCTTTCCGATTTCATCGGAGCAAATCATGTAGGCGTCCGCGGATTCGTCCGGGTCAACAATTCGTGGCGGGGTTTTCAGCAGGTCATTCAGCGCGTTGCGTTCGGCTTCTGTCATATCACAGAATGGCGCGCAGTTCCCCGCGCTTCATGGGCGTGCCTTTGGGGACAACGCGCACGCGCAGGCCCATCACGGTAAGCTGCGCGATGGTGAGATTATCCGGCAGGACCATTTTGGGCTTGCCGCTTTTGTTCACGAGGACGATCGGGGAAATGGTCTGTTTCTTTTTCTTCGGCATGTTAAGGTTTCCAGCCTTTGGTGGTTTGTGCGAACACTTGTGGATTGATTTGCAAGCCGTAATCCTGGGCGCGAACGCCGGGGAAGCGCTTTTCCAAGTCCAGCTGATACTGGCGCGTTTCATCGATCAGCGCGGCTTGGAATTCCTGCTGGCTAATGACGCCTTTTTTAATCAACAGCCCGGTAAGCGCGCTGGCTTCCACGCGCAGCATCAACAATTGTTCGCGCTCGGAGTCCTTGCGGGTGCCAAGTTGCCAACCGGCAAAGATGCTGCGCCACTTCGCCAGCCGGTTCAATTCGCGGCGCAGCTCCGTTTCCAATTGAGCGGGATCAATCATACATGCACAAAGCTGCGGCTGATAATGCCCGCCAACTTTTCCAACGTGGATTTGTCTGCGAACACTTCGGACAAGCCTTCACGGTTGATGATGCCCGTCGCGCAGACCGGACAAACCAGCGCGCGGCGCTCGTTGGAAAGCGGTGCCACCAACGCCAGCCCGCAAATGGAGCAGTGGTGCTCGGGCTGGGTGATGCCGGTGAAGTAGGGGAGCACGCACAGGCCGGGGCGCGCGGACTGCGCGGCTTGCATCGCGAACAGGTTTTTAAGGATGGTTGCTTTTTCCATAGGTTTTATTTGCGTTTGGGTTTTGATTTGCGGTCGGTGATGACAAGAGAGCGGCGCGGCAGGATCGGCTTGCCGTCCATGAGCAGGTTGCACGTGAACAGCACGCCCGCCTCGTGGTGTTCCACGACCAGCCGGGAAACGCGGTGCTCCAGCATGAGCATGGTTAGGGGCGTGGTCATCGATGCGGCGTATTGTTCAATCAGCTGCGCGGGGAACACGGTGCGTTTGGGTTTTGCCATAAAATCAATCTGCGGCGGATTCACGTTCAATCACCGGCATTCCTTTTTCCCGCAACATGCGCGCGAGCGTGCGGCGGGTGTCGGCAATTTCTTCGGGCGTGTCCTGGATCGGAAACCCGCGGGCGCGCAAGTGGTCGTGAAGGGCCAGCACGTCAATGTGTGGACAGCCGTCCGCGTCTTCCCACGCGCCGGGCATGATCCAACGAACAAATTTATTTCTTCCGGGAAGCTTCATGCGGGGGCACGTTTAAAATGTTGCACGCGGGCGCGGCAGCGGCTTTTGCCGCCTCTCTTACCTGCTCCAAAAATGCCAACATTTGCCCGATGTCCTGATTTTGCGAAACGAACCATGCGCCAAAGCCAATGAGCGTTGCGCCGTAGCTGGTCGTAAAAATGGACGCCTTTACAATCAGTTCGGCCGCCCGGGCGCAAATCTCCGGCGGCAGTTTGGTGCGCGTTGCATAGAGCGGCTTTAGCGCTTCATAGAGCTGGTGAACGTCATCCCAGTTCTCAATCGCGTTCGGTAAGTTCAGTGCGTTGTCACTCATTTGCAATCTCCAGTAAAACGTCCGCGTGGCACGGCTCGTCCAGCCCGCACCAACACGCCAAATTTTTCCCTTGCAGTTCCGCCACGGCCAGCGCCATGCGCGCGGAATCTTTCATAAGGTCGCACCGGTAGGCCGCCACCACTTCGGCGCGCGTCATGTTTGGGCCGATCCGGTGCGGGTTGCCCCAGCGGGACGGGCGGCCCACGTAAACGGTATTGTTCGGCAGCTTCGCGCCGGGCCGGAACACCACGCGTTTGGGTTTGGCGGGCATGTCAAAACGCGGCGGTGGAAATTCCCAGCTTCACCAACGCGGAACGGTCCAGCCGGTATTGCGCGGCGTCCATAAGATGACCGGCAATGAATTGCAGTTCGGCCGCCTCGCCTTCGTGGTGCGCGATCCGGCTACGGATGGTTTCTTCCAGGCTTTGCTTGCTGCTGTGCTGGCCCGCCCCGTCATCCGCATCGGGCAGCGCGGTCTGCTGTTCCCGGTAGTGTTTAGCGCGGCTGGTATGATAATTTGCACGAGCCAGACAAAGCGATTTAAGCTCGTTACCAACGACGGTTACCTTGAGTCCTTCAATCACTGTAGCTTCAGAATTCATACTTCGTAATACTGCCATTTCTGGCGTTTCCCGCAAGCCGAATCTTGGTTGGCGTGATGTGTAAAGAATTCCCGCCACTGCCCGCAAGTGCGCGCTGATTCGCCGCCGCAGTCTTCCCTTGGGTTTCCCCGCTGCGTTAAAGCCTCACGCACGGACGCACAGCCGTGTCCGGATCAAACACCGACTTTGCAGGTTAACGCAATGACCACACAAGCCGACGCGGAAACGGAAACCGCTGAAACCGTGGAAACGCAGAACACCGCGCCCGTGGTTCCGGGGCGCACCGAAGTGCTGAAGCACTACGCGAGGGAAGCAATGGGGGAACTGGAAACGGCAGCACCGGCAACGGAGCCGGATCAGCCTGCCGAAACGAACAAAGTTCTTTCTCAACCAGAATCTGAAACGGAAACGGTCGAAGCGCCGCCGGAAGAAACGGCGGACACGCCAACGGCCGATGACCCGGAAGAAACTTCGGAGGACCACGGCGGATTGCCGCCGGAAATCCAGGAGAAGATTGACCGGCGCATCGACAAGGAAGTGGCGCGGCGCAAGGCGGCCGTGGAAGCGAAGGAAGCGGCGGAAGCGGAGCTGGCCGAACTCCGGGCGAAGATGGCGGAAACGCCGGAGCCCGCGGCAGCGGTGAAGCCCACGGCGCTTTCTGACATTCACGACCCCGGCAAGTTGAGCGCGGAAAAGCAGCGGGCAAAGGAAGCGCTCACGCAAGCCAAGGATTTGCTGTTCACGCTGGAAGACGATCCCGAGAGCGTGGAAGCAGCCCTGCGCGCGGCAAAAATCGAACTGCGTGATGAACGCGGCACCGAGGACTTCTCCCGGGCGCGCATGAAGAAATTCCTGCGCGGCGTGGAGAAGAAAGCCGAGTGGACGCTCACCGAAGCCATTCCCGAGCGCGCGGACTTCCTGGAAAAGGCGGAACGCGCCGCGCAGCAGGCGCAAGAGTGGATGCCGGAATTGAAAGAGCGGAACAGCGCGCGCACCAAGCTCGCGATGCAACTGCTCCGGAACCGGCCGGACATTCGGAACAATCCGCAATGGCCGATGGAACTCATGGTGGGCGTGCTGGGGCTGGAACGGTTTGAAGAAATGAAAACCAACAAAGCCAAAGGCACCACCACCGCGCAGCCGAAGCCCAAGCGCGAATTGCCGGTGAACATTCCGCAGCCCAAAGCTGCCGCACCGCAGACCGCCAAAACCAAGCCGCAACCGCCGGACGCCAACGCCGTGGCCGACAAGATTCTGAACGGGGAAAGAAAAGCACGACTGGATTACATCAATCAGTTTTTGCCGAAGCAGTCCTGAAGCGGACGCGGCGGCAGAACAGGAAAGGCTAAAGTGGCTCAACTCGTAGAACCTAATCAGGTGGGAAAGCGTGAAATGCTTTTCGACCTGATCTCGCTGGACGACTTCAAAGAAAAGCCGTTGCTGGCGATGATCCCCAAGGAACAAAAACTTACCAACATGCGGATGGACTGGCAGGCCGATTTGTATGCCGTGCCGGATTCGTCCGGTGTGGCGGACGGCGTGCCCGTCAAGCAGGTGGAAAACGCCGCGGAGAACCGCGCCAAGCTTTCCGCCTACGCGCAGAAATTCCGCCGCACGGCGGGCGTCGGCACCATCGCGGAAGAAATTTCCAACGTGGCCGGTGCCAGCGAAGGGGAAATGGCGCGCTCCATTGACAAGAAGCTCGAGGAAATTGGGCGCGACATTGAAGTGGCGCTCGGTTCGGACAATGACACGCAGCTGGAAGTTTCCGAAGCGGTGCCCTACAAACTCCGCGGCCTGGGCTCGTGGTATTCTTCCACGGCGCAGACCACGCTGCCGGTTCCGTCCGCGTTTCTGACTCCGGCCGCCAGCATCGATTCCACCGCCACCGCGTCCCTTACGGAAGCGCTGTTCAAGGGCGTGCTGGAAAGTTGCTTCACGCAGTATGGCAAGTCGCAGGACATTCCGCTTTTCTGCGGCACCGCGCTGAAGAAAGCGATTACCGGCTTCACGCAGGTGTCCAGCGGCAGCACCAACACCAACGTTTCGATCCGCACGTTCAACCAGGACATTTCCGAACGGAAAGTCACCACCAACGTGCTGATTTACGAAGGCGACTTTAACCAGGTTCAGCTTCACACGAGCCTGCTCCTCGCCAACACCGGCACGCGCACGCCCAGCAACACGGGCAAGGCGCGTGGTTATCTGCTCCCGCTGGATCGCGTGGCGTTGTCCTGGGGCTGGCAGCCGCGCGTGACTCCGCTCGCGCAGGACGGCAGCGGCCCGCGCGCCATGATTGAAGCGGTGCTCGGCCTCGTTCACAAGAACCCGCTGATCGGCGGGAAGTTTGCGGCCAGCTCGTAGGGCAACCGCGCTTCAAAGAAAGGAACCAATCATATGGCCCAAATCATTCCATTGACTCAGGAGGAAGCCGCGAGCAGCGGGTTCTCTCACCAAGTCACGTTGCTGGCGGCGGATCTCGCGGCGCTCACGAGCGCCACGGCGTATTCCATCTATCCCGCTTACAACGCGGCGACCACCAACACCAACATGCTCGTGGACAAAGTGGGCGTGTTTGTCAAAACGGCGTTCAACGCGTTCCAGTCCGACGGCACCACGGCCGTTACGCTGGTCATCACCGTGGGCGATGGCTCCACGGCGAACGCGTTCATCGCGTCTACGTCCATCAAATCCACCGGCTGGTTGCCGGGTGCGAACACCACGCCCAAAGCTCCGGCGGGGGACATTATCAAATTCACGCCCACCTGGGGCGCGAGTGGTGATCCCACCAAAACGAGCGCGGGTGAAATGCGCATTTACCTGAACATCGTGGACGGCGACGTCATCGCCAAATAACCGATTGCCGCGCGCCTGCCCGGGGAATTTTCCCTGGGTTTGGACTCCGGGCGGGCCGCGGCTCCAGAATTTCCGGTGAGTCTGTTGGTTGACATGAGCGAACTGCCGCCCGGCGTGGTGGCTGAATTCCGGAAGGGCAGGGTTGCGCGGGAAGTGATGACGCTGCAACGCCAGCCGGAAATCCAGGCGGGCATCGCGCAGCAGTGGAAACAGGATTGCCGGAGCCTGGAAGGGCTCGGGCGCGTGCGGATGGCGATCAGCGCCGACGCGTTTCACTACTGGGGCCGCCGCCTCGGGTATGACTGCTGGAAGGACAAACAATTTTTGCGGGAGTTTGAACGGGACAACCCCGCCGTGCGCGTGAAGTGCGGCGGAACAAAAGTTCAGGTCGGATACGCAGGTGGCAGTAAGCGGTTTTCCAAAAGTTACAACCTTTGATGGAAACCACGGACTTTGAAGACGTGTTGCGCGAAGCCGCGCAGGAAGTGACGGCGCTGGACCCGGACAACCTGGACCTTGCCGAATTCAAAGCCCTTCGCCGGTCCGCCAAAGCGCGGCTGGAGCAAGCTTGGGAATATCATTACTGGCCGGATTTGCAGCGGCTGGAACAGCGGTTCTACCGTCCACTGTGGGGCAGCACGGTGAGCTATGCGGCGGGCACGGAAGTGTATTTCCCGCCGAGCCAGAAATATTATCAGGCGCTCACGGCGATCGATCAAAGCACCACGCCTTCCCCACCGGCCGCGCTGAGCGGCGGCCAATATCAGACGGATTTTGGTTTGTGGGCACTGAGCAGCCGCGATTACTCCGGCAGCGATTTCGACAGCACGGCAACGTATGACCTTGGTGCCATTGCGCGCAATCCCTCCGACGGCCTGTTCTACCAGAAGATTGGCGGGTTGAGTTTGTCCGGCGCGGGCACGGCAGACGTGAACGGCACGGCCACGCGCATCGGAACGGCAAATAACAAACCGATTTACCGGCTGGCGTCCGGCCAAATTATGTATTGGGATTTGGGGGACGGTTGGCGCATCTACAGCCTTAGCGCTGGCGGCGAGGCGTATCATTCCACCCAGGACGTGGCCACGCCGGACTTGGTGACGAGCTGGACGCCGGTGCTGGGCGTGGCACCTGGGCCGACGTTTTCCACGCAGGGAGATATTTCCAACGCCGCGTTTTGGGGGTTGCTCACGCCGTTCGATCAATACGTTTCTTACACGCAGACCGGCCAGACCGCCATCGGGCTCGTAGCGGGCGCGTGGAACGCCAACCCGCGCACGAGTACTCGCGGCGCGGAGCTGAACTGGTTTCTTTCAAACAACGGCGTTCAAATCAGCACCGGCATTGCCTTCGCCTGGATCGATTACCGTATCCGTTGCCCGAAGCTGAGCGGTGACGTGTTCTCCAGCACGGCGACCTATTCGTCCGGCAAACAGATTTATTTTTCCAGCGCGGCCACGCCTGGAAATTTTTACACCGCCAACGCGAGCACGTCGGCCGGGCAATCTCCGGACACCACGCCCAGCAAGTGGGACGTGGTGCAACTGCCGCGCATCTTTCACAAGTTTCTTGTCCACGCGGTGGCGGCGGACTGGCTTCGCGGTCCGGGCGGTGGCAGCCCGGAAGATGCCGCGGTGCAATTGTCCGTCGCGCTGTCCGCTTTGGAGGATCAAAAGACGCTGCTGGTCGGGCAGCAATCCCAACGAATCAAAACCGTGGTTCGGACCCGGTAACACACACATGCTTGGAACTGCTAAAATTTTGGGCGCGGACGCCACGGCGAACGCGGGCGCGCTGGCGGCGGCGCTGGCCGTCACCACTTCGCGCGCGCGCTTGTTCTCCGTGACGGTGACAAACACCGGCCCCGATCAATGGATTCAGCTGCATGATTCCGCGACCGCGCCTTCCGGCGGGGCGGTGCCGAAAATTTCCATTCCGATGCAGAGCGGGCAGTTTGCCTCGTTTGATTTCTCCGACGGCCGCCTGTTCATCAACGGCATTTACGTCGCCAACTCCACCACGGTGGCCACGTTCACGGCGGGCGCGGCGGATTGCCTCATTGACGCTTCCTACCGGAAGGACTGGTAATGAAAAATCTTTTTCCCTTTATTGCCCTGCTGCTGGCGTTGAGCGCGCGCGCGGACATTTTCGTCGGCCCCACCACGCGCGCGGCGGATGGCGCGCCGCTCACGCTGGTTTCCGGGGAGCAACAGAAACTTTTCCGGCTGCCGATCCGCGGCATCGGGACGTTCCAGGCGTATGGCGGGAATCTCACCGCCACCATCGCGAGCAACCTGATTCTGTCCGCCAAATCCAATGGCCAATACGCGGCGTGGAGCCGGGCCGGTGTGCAACCGCTGCTGTTGCTCGAT